TAAATGGTACTTATCCGAATCCAACAGTTGACGGAATCCATGGAATTGATATGCAATCAGGAACCCCTTCAGCAAATGATGTTTGGGTTTATGGCGGTTCTCCAGCTAAATGGCAACATCAACAATTAAATAATAATCAAATAGTAAATGGATCTAATTATATTACTTTAACTAGTTTAAGTTTTGTTGCTGGTTCGGGTGCATATAATAATACAACAGGAGCTATAACTATTCCAACTAATAATACTCAAATAACTAATGGTTCTAATTATATTACTTTAGGCTCTTTAAGTGGTACAAGTCCGATAAGTTATAATAATACAAGCGGTGCAATTTCGGTAACTGCTGCAGCATTAACAAAAGTTGATGATACAAATGTAACTTTAACTTTAGGTGGAACTCCTTCAACTGCATTATTACAATCTACTTCTTTAACTTTAGGTTGGAGTGGAACTTTAGCAGATTCAAGAATTACAAGTGCTTCAACATGGAATGCTAAAGCAGATTATGCTCCGAGAGTTCAAAGTGTAACAAGTTCAGCAACGGTAACACCAACTTCAACAAATGATTTAGTTAAAATAACAGCTCAAGCTACAGGCTTAACAATAGCAAATCCAACAGGCACAATGTCGGAAGGACAAGCTATGATAATAAGAATAAAAGATAATGGCACAGCACAAACAATAGCCTTTGGAACTAATTATCGGGCTATCGGAGTAACATTACCAACTACAACAACAATAAGTAAAACTATTTATATTGGTTTGGTTTGGAATGATACAGATACTAAATTTGATGTTTTAGGAATTAACACACAAGCATAATGTATTACAACTTAATACCTTTAATGAATAAGATTGCACCTGCATTTACGGTTGCAACAGGTGGAACTATAACAACAGTAGGAGATTATAAGGTTCATACTTTTTTAGCAACTGATAATTTTGTAGTTAGTCAATTAGGAACTGCTCCTAATAATGTAGTTGAGTATTTAGTTGTTGCTGGTGGTGGTGGTGGTGGTTGTTATGCTGGTGGTGGCGGTGGAGCTGGTGGGTTATTAACTAATACAGGTTTGGCTATTGCGGTGCAAAGTTATGCGGTTGTTGTTGGTAGTGGTGGAACTAAACCAACAGGTAATAATGCTGGAAATTCAAATGGAAATAATTCATCTTTTAATTCTTTAACTTCTATTGGTGGAGGTAAGGGTGGATTACAATCAACAATTTGTTCAGTAGGTGGAAGCGGTGGTGGTGGTGGTGGTGCTACAGCTACAACTGGAGCAAATGGAACGTCTGGACAAGGTAATAAAGGTGGTAATAATGATGGTACAGTAGCTGGTGGAGGTGGTGGTGGTGGTGCTGGTGCTGTTGGTGCAAATGAATCTGGTTCAATAGGTGGTAATGGTGGTATTGGATTATTAAATTCTATAAATGGAACAGCTACATATTATGCTGGTGGTGGCGGTGCTTCTGCATCAGGAGTTAAAGGCATTGGTGGTTTAGGCGGTGGTGGTAATGGTGAACTTTATAATTTAGTTACAGTTGCAACAAGTGGAACGACTAATACTGGTGGCGGTGGTGGTGCAATGCATCTTTTTAGTGCTTCCAATGGTGGTAATGGTGGAAGTGGAATAGTAATAATAAAATATAAATTTCAATAATGGCAAATTTTGCACTTATAAAAGAAAATATTGTAATAGCTGTAATTGTTATTGATAACGAAGTTATTACTAATAATGGAATTGAGGTTGAACAATTAGGTATTGATTTTATAGATTCTTTAAATATTAAAAGTATTTATGATTACGATTTGATAAAACAAACTTCTTATAATTCTAACTTTAGAAATACTTATGCTGGGATAGGATTTACTTATGATAGTATAAATGATGTTTTTATATCACCTAAGCCTTACGAAGATTGGATTTTAATAAACTATAAATGGGAAGCACCAATACCTTATCCTAGCGATGATAAGCAATATTTTTGGAATAATAACCAATGGAACTTAATTAATATATGACACAATTTGACATTCTTTTATGGCTGGTCTCGGGGTTGATAGCCATCTTATCTTTCATCGGAGCATTAGGGGTTAATGCTTTGATGAAGATGAGTAAAGACCTTAATGACATTAAAACTATGGTAATGGTCCAGGATGTTAAGCATGATAGTTTAGAACGCAGAGTTGAACAATTAGAACATAAGAAATGAAAAAATATAGCATCGAAGAAATAAAAGCACAATATTTATTAAACAATTACAAATGGTTTAGTGATATTAATTTTGTTGGAATACGTTCAAAAGCGGATTTACCTAATCAGTTCGATGACTTATTCGGAGTAATTAATAATGAAAAAATAGAATGGTTTACTTGTACAACTAATCCTGGTGTTCATTGGTTAAAAAACTTATTAAATCCAAAAGGAGCAGCATTATTAAAGCCAGCTCAATATGTTGATACTTGGAAAATAGGAATGCACCAAGGCAAGTATGAAGCGTTTTGTCAAGTAAAGCCAGTAACTGTTTATCGTGATAAAAACTTAAATGATAAGGCAGAAGAAAATCAAACTTTAGATACGGGGTTGTTTGGTATCAATATACACAGAGCAAACGAAAAATCAATATCTACAATAATAGATAAGTGGAGTGCTGGATGTCAAGTGCTGAATAATCCTGCAGATTTTAAAAAGATTTTAACTTTAGCAAAGGAATCAAAGAAATTAAATTTTACTTATACACTTTTAAAAGAATTTTAAAATGGACCAGGTTACTATTGTTGGCATAGTTGTCGCCTTAATAGGTGTACTCAAAGGTAAAGATGTTTGGGATTACTTCAAAAGTAGAAATGAATTAAAAGCATCGGGTAATAACAAAGTAATTACAATTTACGAAGAACAAATCAACGAACTTAAAAAGAGAATAGAATTATTGGAGCAAAGGATTGAGATGTTAATCGAAAAACTACAAAGTAAAATCACTAAAAGTCGAGGTAAAAAAGAATGAAAAATTTTATAAAACAAATATTACAAGATGAAAGCGGAGTAGTATCTAGTAAACGAGTATGTGGAATAATATGTACTGTTATGTTATGTGCTACTTTATTTGCTAATCAGTTTACACCCGAACACATAAAGCCTTCAGACACTTTAGTAGAATGTGTTACAGCATTAGCATTTGGTTGTTTAGGATTAACCACTATTGATAAATTTAGTACAAGAAAATGAAAAAAATAAAAGAGAATAAAGTTTTAATAATATTTATTACATCAATAATTTTGTGGGTTTGTTTTTTTTCACAATGTGTTAATTAATATACCTGATAACTTTGTCATGTTCAATAAATCAATTATTTTGTGCTTGATAACATTATGTGTTCATTTACTAATTGTTTGGTTTCTTTATTCTCCTTATAACGAATTAGGAATAATTAAAAACTTTAGAAATGAAATTGATAGTTTAAATAAAATAAATGATAGTTTGTATTCCGATATTAAAAAGAATAAAATTATTATAGATAAATACACTCAGGAGCTAAACGTATTGGAGAATAAAAAACAAACAGTAATAATAAAATATAAAACTAAAATAAATGAAATTGATACGCTTAATAATAATAACCTTGTTGCTGAATTTGACAGCATATTCTCAAAGTTTAATTATAAATAATAAAGATACTTTAATTTGTTTTAGTTCCGATAAAGCTAAGTTCTTAGCAAAGCAATATCATAAAGCTGAAGCATATTATTTATCAGATTCATTATGCCAGCAACAACTAATTTTTAAAGGTAACCAGGTTAATTTGTATAAAAAGAATGAAGATAAGCTACAAACTATTATCGGAAATCAAGTAACTATAATCAAGTATAAAGACGAAGAAAACAAATCACTAACTATTCAGATGAAAGGTTTAAACCTGGAGGTAAAGAAACAAAAGCGTTTAAAAGGAATCAGTATAATATTCGGAGTGTCCTGTTTAGTTTTTGCTTTAGTCAAGTAAACGTTCTTTAAGCATCCCCTCAATAAGAATAAGATAATTAATTGCATCACCTATTTTCTCCTCAATATATTTATCGGTATAGTTTACATCTCCATTATCAACTGAATCCAAAGTATCTTTAATGGATTGAAAGTGTTTAACAGCAAACTCCCAAGCTATTTTCTCGGGGCATTTATGAAAGCTAATACCTACTGACTGCTTAAAATTATGGAACTTATCGGAATCGGTAGAATATTCTTTGCCTTTCGATAACATAATAGTTTTAATCAAATCAATTCTTTTTTCAATAACTTTGTTAAAATCGGTTACATTCATTTGAATCCTTTGTTTTCTATTAAATAATCATACAGTTCTTTTATATCTTTATATTCTTCGTTTAGATCGGGTGTTCCATACATACCATTCATCTCGTATAAATAATAACATAAATGATAATCTCCATTTTCGGTTAATACTTCAGCCCATAACAAATCATTTGCTCTTGTAATTTCATCAAAGGTTTCTAATAAATCAATTTTTAAAGCATAAAGTTCATCTGATCTTTTATTGTGAGCGATTTGCAAATCAATAATTTGTTTAAATTTTTCGTAATTCATATTTTTTTTTGTTGGTTAATTTCTACATTAAAATTGTTTTTGTGGATAATATTACTTACTACCATCTTGTAATTGCATATCATTATTATTATCTATTTTCCGATATCCTTCTGACCATAAAGTTTTAGTTAAAATTACGCTGAGCTTTACAATATCATCTTCTTCAAGTTCGGGTAAAAGTATATGTAAACTTTCATGAGTTAATATTTCTAGGTGCTTTTTACCTTTCAATCTAATATCGAGTTCGATAAGATTAAGTCCGCAATGAGCTAGTCCCCATATATTCTCTCTGCCTAATTTTAAATATTTAACTTTAATTTTCTTATTCATATCAATAAAAATTTGTACAGTTGCCGTTAAAGTTAACAATTATATCACTTAATGCTCCATTTCGATGTTTAGCAACTATCAATTCTGCCTTACCAATAGTTGAGTTCCCAGCTCCATCATCCATTATGCCATAATACTCAGGTCGATAAATAAACATAACCATATCCGCATCCTGTTCAATAGCTCCCGAATCCCTTAAATGTGATAACATTGGTCGTTTATCATTTAGCTTCTCAACTTCCCTACTTAACTGGCTTAATAAAATAATCGGTATGTTTAGTTCTTTTGCTAATCCTTTTAATGCACCCGATATTTCAGCAACTTGATCGTTTGTACTTTTGTTATTATTACCTTTATCAATAAGTCCAATGTAGTCAATAACTATCATGCTTATATCTTTATCACGTTTTAATTTACGGGCCTTAACTTTAATAAAATTTATACTTATACCGCTTTTATCTTCGATGAATAATTGTGAGTTCGATAACTTAAAGGTTTCGTTTTTATAAAGTTCTTTTTCATAAGGATTCATTTTTTCTTTTAAAAATTTATAAAGTGGAATGCTGGTAATCTGTGAACACATCCTCGCATATAGTTGAAGCTTAGACATTTCTAAACTAAAGACTAATACCGATTTATTTTGATTTAAAACTGAATTAACAAAGTTAAGCATCAATGAAGTTTTGCCCATTCCAGGTCGAGCTGCTAATATAATTAAATCACTATTCTGCCATCCTGAAGTAAGTTTGTTAAGTTCAATAAAGCCAGTATCACAACCGATTAACTCGCCATCAACTAACTTATCAATTTTATCTAAGTGTTGGTCCATTTCAATAGCACAATCTAAAGCAGTAAAAGTTTTACTAATAGAAATCTTATTAAATATCTCGTTTGTATTTTTTTCGTTATCTGCTAAAAGTTCAAATACATCACTTGTTGATTCTTGGGTTTTTTCTAACAGTTCTGAAAGCTTATACATCATTTTTCTTTTGATATAAAACTCACTTAAAATTAGTATTTTCTCATCGAACCTATTTAGGATAGCATCATTAGTAAGCAAGGATAGGTCATAAAAGCTAATAGGATTGATTTTAAGCGTACTTTCTAACTCGTTTGATACATTTATAAGGTCAATAGTTTTGGATGCGTTATTTAAGCTTAAAATAGCTTTTGCAATTAATTGGTTTTTTTCATCATAAAATAACTCCTCGTGAAATAGTTCCTGAATGTACTTAAATTCACTTGAATTAATTAATAATCCTCCGAGGAATTGACCTTCTAATTTTGTGTTTGCTGGAATCATTTGAATGAAGTTTTTAGTTTTAGGTTAGATGAATTATTTTTATTGGCCCAGTTCTTAAAGTGGTTGCAAAATTCGTTAAAGTTAAGATAATCAATTTTAGAAGTTTTTTTAAAGTCTGCAATTTTTAAAGTTAATTTATCTTTTGGAATATTTAAAGATTTACTAATATTTTCAAAATTTGTTGAATTACTTAATTCTTTAAAATAAGTTTCAATATCATTTATATTTTTATTTATAATTATATCTTTATTTATATTTATAGGATGTATAACATTTGTATCATTTTCTTTTACATTTGTATTGTTTTCTTTTACATTTGTATTACTTTTGTATAACTTTTGTAATTTTCTTTGTCTCCAAACATCTTTTGCAGTTTCACTCATATTGTTTGATTTCTTATTTCTTTTATCCATTTCAGTTGCTAAACGCTCATTATAAAAACCATGTTCAGTTTCTATAAATTTTGATCTTAATAAATCATTATTTGCTACCAATGAATTAAAACTAAGTTTATCAATTAATCCTCCATGCTGATGCTGAGAACATAATAATCTTATATAAATACCTATTTGCTCATTATTTAAAAACATTGTTCCTGTTAAAAAATCTGATGGGTAAAATAAAAATGCTGGGTCTTTCATAATAAATAAAAAATGCCTTAACTCCCTTTCGTGTGCAGGCACTACTCGGGAAATAAGGCAATAAATATTATTGTTAATTAGCTCCTGCAAGCCATAACTATTGCAAATATACTATAAAATTATTTCATAACCTAAATTAATAATAGTATTTTTTTTGAAGTACCAAAAAACCACATATTGCTGTTTTAAGTTATCGAATGCTAAGATAGGGTTGCTACCAGCTATCTGATGTACCATAAAGTATTCTTTGAGTGCGTGTCTTAATCCTGTCATAATTAGTTTTTTTTATTTGTTATTTTTTTTAATTGATTAAATATAGATTGAGCATTTTCACCCCAGTACATATCACATTTATTATCCTTAAAAGGTGGCTCTACAAAATACGATTGCATTAAAGATTCCTTGGCTGTAAATCTTTTGCAATTTTCTTTTATCGGACAACCTTCACCTTTGCATTTTGTAATATCCATTAGTCTTTTTTATAGGTTTCGTTATAATATTCATCGCATTCGCTTTGCATTGTAAATACCCCACAATCGTTATGACCTCTTATTAATGCCTTTTCAATCTGTTCTCTTTCTATTTCTAAATACTTATGAAAGTGATTAACAAATTGTTTGCCTTCCGATGAATAAATATTAAATAAATGTGGATGTAAATTTTCTAATTCACTAAATACTTCTTGAACTGCTGTTTTTTTCATGTGTTTAAATTAGGTTTTAATGCTGTGTTAAAATTAGGTTTTAGTATATTTTACCGTTAATAATTTTTAGATTGTAAAAAGTATAATTGCCTGTTTTAATTTCTAATTCGCAATAGGCAAATCCTGTATTCCATTTATTTATTGGCATATAGTAAGGAGTTTTACCACACAAACAACCAACAGAGTGAACGCTGAATACATCCCCATACATTGAAGCTTCAGTATTAGAACTTGTTTTGTGATAATGACCTACTACTACATTCTCTAAAGTTTTTAAAAACGTTCCTCGAGCTGGATTAACTCCACCACTTCCACCAAACAATTCATGTCCATGTAATACAGTTAGTTTACCAATACGAATAGGCCTTTTATCTTTTACAATCTCTATTTTTAACTCACCTAATTTTAATCTATTTTCTAATTTAAACTCAGGATCATCAAAAATTTCAGGTGCTTTTAAAAACAACCATTTCTCCCAACGTTCATCGTGATTGCCTAACTTAAAAACTATCTTAGCTTTCGGAAAGTGTTCACGTAATGAATTTAAAAAGATACGTACAGCTTCAAATTCTTCATGTACTTTACGTTGTCTCCAATCGGGTTGATGTCTGCTAATCCCGGCAAAATCCAAAATGTCCCCATTGATTAAAATACAATTTACTTTTTTCTCCTTACCATAATTTATTGCTTTTTGAATAGCTTCATTATCTTGATAAGGTATATGTAAATCTGAAATAATTAATGTTTTTGATTGCGAAATAATATAAGGTTCAAAGCCATCCGCATAAGATTCAGGCATTACAAATTCAATGTTTTGATCTAAGAACTCAAAGGTTGCTAAGTTTTTTTTTGCTGCTTCGCCTTTTTTACCTCGGTAATATCTTATCGAACTCCTTACTTCTTCAATATCTTTAAATTGTTTGTCGTTATCTTTATAGATTAAACGTGCCAATGTCATAGATGGTAGTTTCGGGAACTTAGTCAGATACGATTTAATTAAATTACTTACAAATTCATTTCTCATTATTTTTTTATTTTTAGTTTATATTCCTTAGCTAAATTAATTAATTCATCTTTGGTAAATTTATAACTTCTTGACGAATCAGCCATATCTTCAAGTTCCTGAACTTTATTTATTCCTATTTTCTTTACTAAACCTTTCCGATATTCGATAAGATTACCAGCTAATTGTAGGTTGCAATAAGAACATTGTTTATGAACGTTATCTTCGTTAAATATTAGTTTAGTGTATATTTCAGCTTTTAAATAGTGTCCAGCATCCCACTTAGCATCGGACTTATTACAACTAATACATGGTAGGTCTTTATCACGTTGACGAATATATATTTGAAAACTTACACGTGCTAAATTTCGCAACTGGATTAAACTTTGGCTATCTACTTTCATTTGCTTAACTCTCTTATTCACTTCCTTTTCTGAGTTAAATTCCATTGAGCAGATAGCCGAACAAACAACTTGCAAGGTATTGAATGGTTTATACATTTCGCCACATTGCTTACATTGTTTAAGTTTAATTTTCATTTATTATAATATATTAAAATTATATTTTCTTTGATCGTATTTAGTTAATTCTTTTATATCATTTTTTGATATTGTATAAATATGTTTCATTTGTGATACATCCCAAGCTATTATTTTATTATTAGGATATATAGGATTTTTTAACTTTGTAATATTTATCATGTGAACATAACCTATTTTATCATCTACAAAAATTAAATAAAAATTTATATTAGTTGTTTTTACAAAGTTTAAATATTGATTATATGAATTTATATCTATGCCTTGAGCATTCCAATTATTTAACCTTGCTTTTGTTTTAACATCTATTGCAATTACTTTTTCTTTATTTAAGGTACATAACATATCAAAATAATGTGCTTTATTTTTAGTAAACGGTCTATAAACAATCCAACCTTTATTTTCTAAAAGTTTAGTTATAATACACTCACCTAAATCTCCTTTTTTTAAAGCAACTTGAAAATTAGTCATATTAAAATTTATTTATATCATTACCAAAAACTTCCCATCCATTTCTTTTTTCTCTACTAAAATATTCTAATTTACGGCCTAATGTTATTTTTTCAATTATTTCAAAAAAAGAATCAGGTTTTCTTGAATGTTCTCTCCTTGGCTCATTTAAGATATCTCTAAATGTTGTGTTTTCCCAATATGGTTTTCCTTTAATGCCAACTAAACAAAATTCGCATTGCATTCTAAACCATGATCCCATTCCAATTTTTTCTTTATTCCAAACTAATGTTGCTTTATATTCTAAATTCCATTCTTTTAATATATCAAAAGCATCAGGTAAAAATTTATGTGTAGTCCAAAGTAAAACAACTGCATTATCCATTAAAGGTATTTTAATTTTTTTAATATCTATAATAGTCATTTCAGGATAAGGATTCGCAACTCTGCGACCAACAGAATCAAAAGAAGTAATATTTTTATTTTCTCCTTCATAAGGCCAAGGGGGGTCAACAGAAACAACATCAAATAAACCTTTTAATTCAGGTAATAAACCTTGTTCAATATCTACAATTTGTTTTTCAATTAATTCAATTCTAACTGCTTTTTTCTCTTCCTTTTTAATATCTTGATAAACTTGATTAATACTTACTTCACCAGTGCTTAATTGTGCTTTTACTTCAGGTGTTGCTTGTGCTTGAATTAATTTTACTTTTGCTATTGTATCATGCGAAACATTGGCTACTTTTGCAATTTGTGTTATTGCTTTTCGTTCCATTGGTGCTTGTTCAGAAATCTGAACAACCTTATTTTTACCACCCTCAATTTGTTGTTCTTTTGCTCTTTGACTAAATACGCTTTCAAGTTCTAAAGCTAAAACACTTCGTTGATAATTGCTTAAATTTCTTCTGCCGAATTGGTTGTTTATCATCCATTCTTTTACTTCGCTTTCATCTTTAAATTCTTTATCAATAGTTTTATATTCTAAGCCATGTTTAAAAGCTATTTGATATCGGTTATGTCCGTCAATTAAATATCTATTCCATAAAACTAAAGGATCACGAATACCATCTTTTAAAATGTTTTCTTCTAATTGCTTAAATTCTTCAGCAGTTAATGCTGGTATTAATTTTTTAAATTCTTCTTTTATTTCTATCATAAATTATTTAAGTAAGTTCTACATTCTTTTATTCTCGAGTACATTGATTCGATTACCTGGTTATCTTTTTTAATATGAAATTCTTTTATTCTTTTTGCTATCGGAATATTATTGTAACTGTGATTACGTTCAATTTCTTCTACAGCTAATAAGTATTCAGGATTCTCACTATCAATCATCCCCATCTTCCAACTTAATCTTCTTTTTTCATCTTCTACTAATTGGGTAGGGGTATCAATTAATACATAAGCTAAACAAGCATCATTCAATCCTGTTAATTCCATGTAAGCTTGTAACTGATAAAAGTATCCTTTATTCGGTATTTCGGTTTCGAAATGTGGGAATGTATAAATGTCCCAGCTACTTTTAATATCAATTACATTATCGGATACGATGTCAGGAGTTCCACTTAAAAAGTCATTGGTGTACCATTGTTCGTTCTTAGTATAAAAGCCACCTTTAAAAACTGAGTAGGTACTAATAGCAATGTCCTCAACTTCAAGTCCTTTCTCAACGTACTTATTAGTAAATTCCTTTCGGATGCCATAAGTTTTTTCGATAAACAAAGTCTTTAAATACGATTTACAGGTCTCACCCATCTCGTTTTTGGCTCGGCCATTAGTCATGATTTGACCAATAGCCGATGCTCTGAATTTTAAATCGTTAAACATTTATCAATGCAAGTTTAAGAACATTAGACTGAGGACCGCTAATTGTATAGTTCTCCATTGCTTCCTTTACTTTATCGGACTTACCTTCTTGAATAGCAGTAATCATTTTCTTTAAAGTTTCTGGAGTTAGCATTGGTTTACTTTCTTGCTTAGGTTTTACACTTGCATCGTTCCCATCATCATCAGTTGATTCTAAAGCTAGTAACGAACTAATATTGTATCTTCTAAAGTAAGTAACTGCAGAACCAAGTTGTTGTGGATTTAAACCGCTAGGCATACTTATCGAACTACTAACGGACTCACCTGTTTCGGCACAAGTAATAACAGTTGTAACTAGATCATGATTAATTGGCTGTAGAATGATTAAACCAAGTTCTGATAGCAATGGCTTAACTTCTGCTAAGATGTCGTTTAAAGTAGTATATGAGCTTTTAAAGTGTGGATTTTTACCATCCTTCTTAATAGCATTTACTTTGCTTTGAAATTGTAATAACTTTGAATTGAGGTTTGGGGTTTTCATGATTTCTTTTTGGGTTTTTAGAATGGTGAATTGTTTGAATCGTAAACGGTTTTTCCGTTTCCAATGTAGCTTGCCTTAACTTTAGCAGCTCGTTCTTCTTTTGTTTGTCCAGTAGTTATGGATGCATCTTGTCCATATTGGTTAGGTTGGTCGTTTAAAATGATACTGATATCATAATACTCGGCTCCATTTTTACCTGGTTTAATTCTTGACTTATCTAGTTTAGTTAAGTCGATTGATGCTGCGATGATTTTGCTCATGATTTATTTGGGTTTATTGGTTTATATTTTTTGTTCTAAAATGTCTAACAAGTAATTTAGTTTCTCCTCATCTGTAAACTCATTCTCTTTAGCAATAAGCTCAACATATCGAATAGCTTCATCTTTAAATATGTAACGATGCTCAGGGTAATTAATATCTAATACTAATAACTCGTTTGGATACCAGTGTTCGGTTAGCCAGCATTGATTGTAGCTTCCGCTGGTGTAATCTTCAGGGTCTAAGTCGTACATCATATCTTAAAATTGAGTTGGTTAAACGTAAATAATTACTTGTTTCTATTCTCATTTGCATTTCAAGTCCGCAAGTTATTTGTCCTTGAGCTGCCTGTTCTAAAATTAAACTTTCTAGTTTAAATATTTTTTCGTAGGATTCTTCTATTTCTTTTTTCATATAAATTTTTTAATATTTTGTTGTATAAATAATTCCATTACTTTTACTTGTTCAAAGTATCTAGCACGTTTGCCAGTAGAATTTCTAGGTAGGTCATCAATATGTGATTTAAGGCGATCATTAAACATTTGCAGTCGGTTAAGTTGGTCTATGTCTAATTCGATATACATCATTGATTTACTGCTAAAGGGTTCATTTTTCGGCATATCGGACTGCTAAGAACCGTTCATAAAGTTCTTTGTTAAAGTGGCCATTATTATTCCACCAATTAATAGCATGACAATATTGGGCCATGCACCATACTTGATTACCCATTTTCTCTAAATTTAATTTCGTTTCTTAAAGTATCTATTTTACCTTCCATAAAAGTAATGTTTAAAGCATTAAGGATAATCTCACGAACTACAGGAATATCATTAATATCGATATTAACTTCTTTTAATGCACTCTTGATGCAAAGATATTGTTCGTTATTATAGTTCATGTTTTTCATCTAGTATAGTTTTTAAGGTGTCGTGATAAACAGCCATATAATCAGCTTCTGAGCAATCTTGTATCGTATCGGAATAATACGCTCTAGAAATAGGGCATACACTAATTGAGGGGGTTGTTCCAGTTTCTAACATGATACATTTATCTTCGCTGAAGATTTTGTAATAAAAAACTAAAGACTTTCTAAATTTAGGAAGTTGGATGTCTACAACCTCAATAAATTCTTTTGTGGATTTGATTTCAATTTTCATGATTTGTTTTTTTTAGGGGTTTATAAATTTTGTTCATCTGCAAATGAATAATATCCATCTTCAGTAATAATAATATGATCTAATAAAATACTATCTAATAACTTTAAAGACTCTTTTACTTTGTTTGTAATGTCTTTATCTTGTTGGTTTGGTTGCAAGTTCCCTGATGGGTGGTTATGTGCTAAAATAACACTACTTGCTAAACTATCAACAACGTACTTTGCTATTAATTTAATATCAACTACACTTCCAGTTATGCCGCCTTGACTTATCTTAGCATAACCAATGGTAGTATTATTTCTATTAAGCAAAAGGATAAAAACACTTTCATAAATTGAGATGTCATCGGAATAAAATTGTTTAATAAATTCAAATGATTGCCTTGATCCAGTAATTTTTTGTTTAGGAAAATCAGATTGTAATTTTTTCAATCCGTATAATGATATATTTTCCATATTAAAAGTCGTGAGTAGGATAAACTTCAATTATTTGTTCTCCAGTGCTATCATCAATATAGTAAGTGTATTCGCCTATTGTAATATATACAACGTTTGATGCTCTAATATCTATATTCATATTGCTGTGATGTTAAAGGTTTGAATTGTAGTAACTTTGTTCATCATAACTACATAAGCATAAAGCCTGCAGTCTTCAATGGTTTCCCACTTTGTAAATTTTGTGAAAGCAATACATTTATCGCAATCCAGGAATTCAATTTTAAATTTTTTCATGATTTCTTTTTGTTTTAAGTTATTAATATTCTGTAAAAATAAACATTATTTTTAATATGTGCAAAATAATATTATCGGTTTTAACATTTATTTTTAATTTTATTCTTAACTTGCTGAGTATCAATGAAATTGTTTTTAGCTCTGCGTTTATATTTTGATGTTTTTTCTATAAATTTTGTTTTACCAATCATTATATATTT